ATCCCATTCAATCGGGTCAAAGGTATCGGCACGCCGAGCGCTCAGGCGATCGTCAAGGCACGAATGGATGGACCGTTCACTAGCATCGACAATCTGTCCGAGCGGGTCGAACGCCGGCGCTGCAACGTCGGACATATCAAGAAGCTGGATCTGATCGGCGCCTTCGCCAGCGTCATGCCTGGAACTCCCGCGGCCAAGGATCCGAGCCGGATCAAAGATCAACGCGACCTCATTCCCGGTCTGATTGATGCGACCGTGCCGATCGATCACGACATGGCGACTGACAAGTTTACCAAGGCGAAACTTGGCGAGTTGGTCGCGCAGTATCGCGCCGAACGCGTTGAGGACGGCATCTGCGTCAAGCCGATGATGGGCGGCGCAGCGAAGTTCATGGTGATCTACGATGCGCCCAATTCCGGCGAGGAAAAACAGGGTCAGATGACCCAGAGCGAGGCGTTCAGTTCGACGCTGGAAGCGCTGATGGAGAACGATCTGACCAAAGCGTCCGGCTACTACACGGCGCTGATCAAGCGGCCGAAGGAGGGAAAACAGGTTTCGGCAAAGGAGATCGATATCTACCTTCCCTATCTCAAGGAAGAAATCGCCCTATTGAAGCCGCCCGTCATCGTTCTGTTGGGCTCGATCACCGTGCGCCACTTCCTACCTGATCTCAAGGGTAAGGCGTCCGAGAGCGCTGGCAAGGTGGTCTATAACAAGGAGCTGGATGCAAATCTGGTTGTCGGTTTCAACCCCGGCGAAATCTGGCACGATCCGGACAAGCAAGTCCTGCTGAACGAGGTGTTCCGCGTGGTGTCAGAGCAGCTTGAATAGCTGCCAGTTCGCTTCCGAGAAATTTGCGCTATAATATAAGTCAGAACTGACTCATACGAGGGCGACATGGCCGAAGAGGCATCAACTCGAAAGATTACCGTCAAGAATCCGCTCGATGCGGATCAGATCAAGAAGGACATCAGCTATTCGCTGACGGATCTTTCCAGCGCGATGCAGGAGCAGCCTGGACTGCATCTGCATTATGCCGAGGTCGCAGCCAAAGCGTCCCGCCAGGTCAACGATTTCAAGCTCCTTCTGGAGGTTCGCGAGTCGCAGGTTTATCGCGACCTGCGCGAGGATTACACCGAGAAGGGCACCAAGATCACCGAGGCGATGCTTGAAAAGGAAGTTGCGGTTCATCCGACCGTGATCGCCATCAAGCGCGCCATCAACGAGGCGAAGCAAGTCGAGGCGATCGCGAAGGGCGCCGTCGAGAGCTTCCAGCAGCGCAAGGATATGCTGGTTCAGCACGGCGCCAAGGATCGCGTCGAACTCGCCGGCGAACTGCGCATGACCGCCTCCGTCGCAGCGGCCGAAGAAGCCGAAGCGCGCAAGGCTCGCATCCTCAAGAAGCAAGAGGAAATGCGCAAGGCAACGGTAAGGGCAAGCTAATGCGCGTCATCCTTTATCTCGGCATCGGGGTCTTTCTGCATATCATGTTTATCGGCACCACGTTCAATTCGGCGAATCTGCTCGGCTGGCTTTTGCTGTTGATGTGGCCTTTGCCGTTCGTCGTTGCCGTGTTTCTAGCGGCGTTCTTCGTCCTGCTGGTGGTGATCCTGGTCGTCGGCATCTGGGGCTGGATCGAGAATCGCCCGTTCATGATTCGCCGGCACGAACGCCAGCTTCGCCGAATGTTCGACAACTAAACCGCACTGATTGGAGTAAATATGAAACGACGCCTGACCGTCGGGATTTTCTGCGCCCTGATTTCACAGTCCGCACTGATCTACTCGGCCGACGCACGCCCTCGTCATCGCACCCATCATCAGCGCGTGGTCGCAGCACCCGCACCCGAATGTTTTCTGTTCTTCTGCGACGAGCCCCAGGAACGCGCCAAGCGACCCACCAAGCGTTCAAAACGCTCGGTCGCTGTATCGCGGCCCGCGATCACTACGCCCGTCTACGGCGCTCCCAGCATCGTCGAGAAGGCACGCCAGTATATCGGATCCGGCCCGCGGTTCGGTCGAGCGCATCTGTGGTGCGCCAGGTTCGTCAATTTCGTGCTGCAACGTACCGGTCATCACGGCACCGGATCGGATATGGCGCGTTCGTTCGCCAAGCTGCCGCGGACCTCGAAGCGGGTCGGCGCCATTGCGGTGATGCACCGTCGCGGAGGCGGTCACGTTGGCGTCGTATCGGGTTTCACCAAGACCGGCGATCCGATCGTGATTTCCGGCAATCACAACAATCGCGTGGCAGAAGCGGTTTACCCCGCCTCTCGCGTCTATGCGTATGTTTCGCCGAATTAGCAGGAACATCAACCATTTAACTGCCACAAGCAGTCCGAAGATTTTTCGCTATACTGTTATCGCTAATTCGCTAAATCGCTAATTTGCGAGACAGTTTGATCCAGTCACCCAAGCACTGAAAGTACCCAAAATGGCAATTGACCCAGCCCTGCTCGCCAAGCTCAAGAAGTCCAAGAACAAGTTTGCGCGAAGCGGCAACACCCTCAAGCTGAAGGAAGGCAAGACCGTCGTTCGGCTTCTCCAGAAGGGAAACGAGGACTTCTGGCGTGAGATCGGCATTCATTGGATCAAGACCGAAGAAGATGGCCCGCCGGTCGCTGTCACCGGTTGCAGCGAGGAGGTCTACGGCAAGCCGTGTGCGATCTGTGCAGCAATCGAGATCGCCAAGAAGGGCGCGACCGACGAGGAGCTGGAGATCATCAAAAAGTGGCGCGCAAAGAGCAGCGTGCTCGTCACCGCTTTGATCCGTTCCGGCCCCGATGCCAGCGCCGATCCGCAGATTCTCGAACTCAGCGGCACTACCTGGAACAAGATCGCCGGCACGATCGAGGAGTACCAGCTCCAAGACATCGACATCATGAGCCCGAGCGATGGCGTCGATTTTATCATCGAGCGCGTTGGCCGCGGACTCAACACGGAATACAACGTGATGACGATGCCGAAGTCGAAGCCGGTGCCGCCCGACGTCTACGATCGCCTACCCGATCTCGACGCTCATATCGAGCGTGAACTGTTCCGGGGTGACGAGCCGAAGGCGCTGCGCGCGATCGGTGACTTCTCCGGGACCGACGTGTCGAGTTCGGCGCGTCTGACGGGTCCGAAGACCACAACGGCGCGGCTCACGTCGAGCGTCGTGGACGACGCGGTCATCGAGGATGATCCGGAGATCGCCGAACTGCGCGCCGAGGTCAAGCTGCCCGAGCCCGAGCCTGAGCCCGAGGTCGTGGAGAGCGATGAAGATCGCGAGATCCGCGAAATGGAAGAGAGGATGGCGGCACTCAAGGCCAAAAAGGCGAAGGAAGCGAAGACCAAAGCTGCTGCGGCCTCCGTCGTCAGTAAGAAGGCGGCAAAGGTCGAGACGGTTGCCTCGCCTGCAACTGCTCCGGTCGCGACTGAAACCGACGACGAAGTCGAGCGGATGCTCGCTGAACTCGACGGCGCCGACTGACAAGTTTCGAAGTCGGGGTTCCTCCTGTCCCGCTCGACTTCGACCAGCGCCCGGCAGTTTCCCCCTGCCGGGCGTTTTTTCTCAACGTATTTGGATTTTGAATATGAGCCGTGGCTATCTTCTAATCGATGCGTCCAACATCGCACACGCGGCCAACTCGAACAAAGCCTTGAGCGTTGGCGATCAGCCGACCCAGGCGATTTACGGATTTCTTCGCAGCCTGCGACCAATGGTCAACATCTACTCGATGCTGACGCCGATCGTGCTGTGGGATGGCGCCAGTTGGCGCAAGATGCACTACCCCGAATACAAGGCACAGCGCGTCAAGGGCGCTGTCACCAAGAGCGACAAGATCGCCGAAAAGGCGCGCAACGAGGCGAAACAGCAGATTCCGCTGATCCGTGAGGCCGTGAGCTATCTCGGTGTTCGCCAGATGTCGGCTCTAAATTACGAAGCCGATGACCTCGCCGGCGTTCTGATCGAGCGTTATGCGCCAATGGACAAGAAGCTGGTGATGATTTCCGGCGACAAGGATTGGGTGCAGCTCCTGCGGCCGAACGTCGTCTGGATCGACCCGATGCGCGATGCGCGGCTGACCTCGAAGAATATCAGCACACGGCTGGGCTACGTTCCCGAGAAGGGACGATTTTCGGTCTGCAAGAGCGAGGATGTCACGGATTTCATTGGTGTCCCCTCGCCACGCGCCTGGCTCGAAATCAAGGCCCTGATGGGCGATATTTCCGACAACATTCCGGGTGTCGGCGGGATCGGCCCGCGCGGCGCCATCGATCTGATCACGACCTACGGCTCTGTCGGTAGCTTTTTCAACCAGGTCGCCGACAAGACGATCAACGTGGGTGCGCTCACCAAGAAGCTGCGTGATTTCGCCACGAGCGAGGAAAAGCACGACATTTTCCGCCGCAATATGCAGTTGATGGATCTGAGCAGTCCCGAGCGCCCCGAGTGGATCAATCCGAAGATCGTCCACGGCGCGATCGATCCGGACAAGTTCTCCGATTTCTGCAAGCGGATGCTTTTCAATTCGATCGTCAAGGATCTGGACGGCTGGCTAGAGCCGTTCACTGGAAATATGATGGAGAAGGCAGCATGAAGAAACGAATCCAACTCAACAAGGACCAGGCGCGTGCCTTGTTGGAGAATCGCGCCAATATGGTCGCAAAGTCGATGCGACTGATGGTGTCCAACGCCGATAAGTTCTCGATTATCCTGGACCAAGAGGTCATCCGGAAGATCGAGGCATACGTCAAGCTGCGCCTCGACGCGATGATCCGCGATCTGATCGTGGTTTCCGCCAGTACAGCCAGCACCCGCGCCGAGTTCTCACTCGACATGGATCTTCCGTCAGTCCCGTCGAAACCTGTTGTGACGGTCAGTCACCCGTCGGATATCAAGACGACCGACAAGGGGCCGACGCGGCTCAAGGCGACCGGACGTCTGATCGACAATGGCGAACCCGTTATCGAGGAAGTTCCGATCTTCGAGAAGCCGACATCAATCAAGAAAGAGCCGGATGGATCCGGCTTCATCGACGGTTAAGGAGCGATCATGGCATCGTCTGAAATCTGGCGCTCTGTACCTGGATTTGAAAATAGGTACGAAGTATCAGATTTCGGCCGTGTTAGAACGTGGCTTAAAAACGGGCCGGGTCACGTTTTATTATCCGTTCCAAAATTGATAAAACCTCGTCCTGACAAAGATGGGTATCTTCGTGTCAATCTAAAGAATATTGATCGTGGATATTCGTATTTCAGGATCAATCGTCTCGTTCTGCTCGCGTTCAAAGGAGAGCCGCCGAGTTCACAGCATCAGGCGTGTCATAATGATGGGAGTCGCGACAACAATACGTTGTTCAATCTTCGATGGGACACTCCTGTTCAAAATCAAGCTGACAGATTGATTCACGGAACAGACGTTCGCGGAAC